TAATCTGGACTGGAAAACCATACTTGCAAAAACAGGGAAACTAATTGTTGATGGATTATTGGCTGCAATAGTGACATATATGAATTCAGCCTCAACAGCTCCCGTAGAAACAGCCATTGTGACTTACCTGGTATTAGCAGTTGGATCGATCAGCCCTGCTGTAATTGTAAAGGCGCTTTGGAAAAAGATTACAGCAGCGGTCACTGCGGTGTTTGCTGGTGGAATAAGTATACCTTCGCTAGCCATGACGTTTGGTACTTTTGTTTTGTCAAATGGGAGTACTCCAGCTATTCAGGTGATCGGAAGTGAGATTATTGAGATTGTTGAAGCGTTTATAAGGGAGAAATTTGGTCAGCGGGTACTTGATGCTATGGGGGAATCCTTGTGGATCGTATCTGGCACTGCACTTGGTTTGTCTTTAGGTGGTCCTATAGGAGCAGTTGTTGGGTTTATCCTTGGAGCGATCACTAAAGAGATGATGAAATGGGAACCTGGGACGTTTTGGGAAAATTTCACCAACAAACTATTTAACTTTGATTATGCAAGTAAACTTTTTAATGATGCAGATAATTTTTTTCGTAAGGCTTTTTCATCGGATAATTTTCTGGAAATCGGTGGAAACATAATTGCAGGAATTGGAGCAGGGATAACCGGGGCTTTCGCTCTTCTTCTGGAGCCAATCGGAGACTTGTTTGATTGGGTTTGGGAATCCGTATGCAATATATTCGGAATCCATTCCCCTGCCGAAACTATGAAACCTATTGGTATGAATATCCTTCTTGGTATTGTAGAAGGGTTTAGAAACACATTTGAAGAATGGACAAAATCATTGGACGAATGGTACACGAATTACATAGCCCCATGGTTTACTGCTCAGAAATGGAGCGATCTATATACAACCATCAAGGACGAGTTAAAAAGCACATGGGATAATGCGGTGGACGTCTGGAAGACAGATGTTAATTCTTGGTGGAATAAAAATGTTTCTCCTTGGTTTACGATTCAGAAATGGAGTGATTTATACGAGTCTGTAAAAACTCAGTTAAAGCAGAAGTGGGGCGAGACTTCGGAGGAGTGGAGAAATAATCTAACAGACTGGTGGAGCATCGATGTAAGCCCATGGTTTACAGTTCAGAAATGGTTAAGTCTTTACGACAGCGTGAAAAGCGGCCTTAAAAGCAAATGGAGTGATACCGTTGGGGTCTGGAAGGCTGATCTCAGTAGTTGGTGGACAAATGATGTTGAATCATGGTTTACCCTTGAAAGGTGGAAAGATGCCATGAAAAAGATTCCGGATGCTTTCAGGGACATATTTAAGAATGCAGTAAGGACAGCCATAGAGGTTCTAAACTCTTTCATTGATATAGTAAATGACATATTTACCTTTGATTGGCATTGGGAAAACCCTGTGACTGGAGCAGAATACGATAGCAGCGTAACACTTTTCCAGATTCCAAAGATAAACATTCCGGCCTTGGCTGATGGCGGCGTATTAAATTCGGGTCAACTTTTTGTAGCAAATGAAGCAGGACCAGAACTTGTTGGTAAGTACGGAAGCAAATCCGGGGTTGTGAACAATGATCAGATTGTTGATGCCGTATCAGAAGGAGTTGCGGTCGCCGTAGCTAATGTTATGACAGCTTTTCAGGATTCAGGATCAAGCGATTCATCAGATATTAACTTGATAGTCGATGGCAGAACACTTGCCACGGTTCAGACCAATACGCAGAAGCGGAGCGGTTTTAGTTTAAGAAGAACCAGAACAGTATAACTTTTCTTGCAATCCCCTCCAATTTTGCTATAATTATTAAAAAGGAGGGGGATTGGTATGTTAATTAAATGTCCGGAGTGTGGAAAAGAAGTTTCAGAAAACGCTGTAAATTGTGTTCACTGCGGTTATCCATTGAATCATAAAAAAGAAGAAGTTGCAAAAGCGGAAATCACCAAGAAAAAGGGTGAACGGGTAGTTGCGTTTAATACAGTATTAGGCTTTTTAGGCTTTATGATGTTCTGTGGAGTGCTAACAAGCAACGGCGGGATAATTGGTAACCAGAACGCCACTGCAATTTCATGGTTTCTCACGGTAGGGGGGACATGTGCAGTGCTTGCGATAAAGAAATTAAATAAAATAGCAGCGATTATTTGCATAATTTTCTTTGTTATTTCCATGCTCATCTGTTCTAAATCATTAGCCATAGCTCCAGCTTATTTAATTCTGGAACTTGCTATAGGAATTAATATACTGTTAACGATAAGATATTTAAAAAAGAATAAGGTATTATGATATAACTTGCATCTGGAGAAATCCGGGTGCTTTTCTTTTGTCGGAAGAGAGGTGAAAAAATGGCAGCAACAATATACGTGAATGGAAAGGCTTTTCCATCACCAAAGAGAGGTCTTAATTTTGTTGTTTCTACAATCGTATCATCTTCCAGGAATGCAAATGGTGAGGTTGTAGGGCAGAAAATTGGAAGAGATCAAAATAAGCTCGACGCTCTTGTCTGGCCTATTTTAGACGCAGAAACATGGTCCTCCATGCTGCAGGAGTTTGATCAGTTCTTTGTTGTGGTCAAATTTCCGGATATGGTATCAAATCAGTGGAGGACAGTTAAGATGTATCCGGGAGATCGGTCAGCAGAACCGTATATGGTTGATGATGATGGTTTTCCCACAAAATATATTAATTGCAAGGTGAATTTGGTTGACTGCGGGGTGATCGACTGATGCAGAGTGCAAGTCAGCAATACAAAGACCATATGAAAGACAGCCTGCGAAACCAGACCTATATCCGCGTAACCATCGGTTTAATCAATCAGGAAGCACAGGCGAGCGCTTATATTCCTGATCAGGAAAACTACACCTATTACAGCAGTTTTAAGAGGCCCTTGGATAATTATGAGGTTCAGGAGCTTTACGCCACCTGCGATCAGGACTATACAACCGTAGACAGCAGCATGTACTTTCTTCCTCAGAAGAGAGCAGATGTAGTACTGAATCAGGGAATTGTGTCGGAGCAGCTTATGGGACCGGTGGAAATCCGGTTCCCGGTTGCTTATGACATAAAGGGGCTTACCATAGAGTTTGGAAAGGCTTATCCGGTGGATTTTACTATTGAGTCCGACAATAACACGGTAGAAATCACCGGGAACGCAGCCGGGCGTTTTGTGACGGAAGAAATATTTGAGGGTGCTACCTTTTTACGATTTACACCCTCTGTCATGGTAAACGGTCAGAGCCGATTCCGGATCCATCAGCTGACGATGGGGATTGGGATCTATTTTGATAACCAGAAGATTCTTTCCGCTACGAAAAAGGAGTATATCAGCCCGGTTATGGAGGAACTTCCCACCATTGACTTTAGCATGACGGTGAGCAATAAGGACAGAACCTTTGATATAGAAAATGAAGAAAGCTCTGTGAACTTCTTGGAGATCGGTCAGGACATAACGATTCTATATGGCCAGGAGCTTGACGATGGATCCATAGAGTGGCTTCCCGGTGCAACGGTGCAGTTAAAGGAGTGGTCTGCCGATGATGAGGAAATGAGCTTTTCAGCCAGTGACCGGTTCGACTTCATGGACGGAACTTATTACCGGGGACTTTATCGACCAGAAGGAATTAGTCTTTACGATCTGGCAGTTGATGTGTTTTCTGATGCCGGGATTGATGAGCGGACTTACTGGATCGACAGCTATTTAAAGTCCGTAAATGTGTTAAATCCTATGCCTACAGTATCCCACAAGGAAGCCCTGCAGCTGATTGCCAATGCCGGTCGGTGCATTCTTTCTCAGGATCGAGAGGGTAATATCTTTCTAAAATCCAGTTTTATCCCGGATATGACAGCCGGATCCGATAACCAGACTTATTTCAGCAATGCAGGAGCAGTCCTGGATAAGACGGTCAAAAAGGCTTACGCCATGACCGGGCAGGATTACACAAGCACCGCACCGGCCCAGTACTTTCTACCAAGGCAGGCAGAGGGAGCTACCCTTTTAAACACTGGATATATTTCAGAAGCCGTGGCGGGAAGTGATGGAACCTTTGCAGCTAACCCTGCGGTGGAAATTACCCTGGAAGCGTCATTTAAATGCTTTGGTCTGACACTGGAATTTGGCAGCAATGTTCCAACCGAAATGGTCTTCCATGCCTTTAAGGATGGGACAGTGGTGGAAGATTACGAAATAACCGAATTGACTGACACAACGATTATCAGTCATGAATTCGAAGAGTTTGACAAGCTGGTCCTGGAGTTTACAAAGGGGCAGCCGAATAACCGGGTGGTCTTAAATAATATCACGTTCGGTGACAGTACGGATTATATCTTTGAATATGGTCATGAGTTGACTAAGACCCCAAAAGGAACCCAGCTTACCAAGGTGAAGGATTTACAGATTGTCCGGACACTCTACAGTGCCAGTGGGGAGGAAAAAGAACTGGCAAAAGAAACGATCTCCGTTACAGCATCAGACAATCAGTATACCTTTTATTTCAGCAATCCGTCCTATGATCTTTCCTGTTCCCTTACGGATCCAGAGGAAGGGCAGACAGCGACTATTACAGACAGCAGCAGTTATTATGCTACGGTGGAGATCACAGGGGTTACGGGGACCATCGAAGTCACTGTAAAGGGAAGAGAGTACACAACCAGCCAGAGCAAAGTAAGCCGGCAGCTTAATACAACCGGAAGCCAGGAGGTGTGGGAAAATCCCTTGGTGTCAGATACGATCCATGCAGCCAACCTTTTAGACTGGATTGGAGACTATATGAAGTCTGACAGGGAATATGAACTGACTTACAGAGGGGAACCCAGGATTGACGGGAATGATATCGCATTCTTGGAAAATAAATACGTATCGAATTTACTGCTTCGGATCTATGATCATACTTTGAAATTCAATGGTGCATTGTCCGGAACCATTAAAGCAAGGAGGGATATGAGCAATGTGGCAGACTCCTAAAACAACCTGGAAAGAGGGGGACTTCTTCAACATAGAAGACTATAACCGCATAAAGGGAAATATAAACGAGATCCGGTCACAGGCGCTTCTGCTCTGGCCGGATTTTGATTTTGAGGAAATGGGAACAGATAAAATCTATGAAGACTATGGTTTCTATGCGGATGAGGTTAACCGGTTTGAATCCAACCTGGATTATATCTGCGCCGGAACCTATGCATTTAAGATAGGCAGCCGCCAGACTTTTTATGAGAATCAGCTCTTTATCGACTGGCAGGAACTTAACCGGATCGAGGAAGCCTGCAGGCTGATTTACAGCAATATACAGAGCCGTTACAACGGCAGAAAGACATTATCATTTACACTGAATGGAGGTGTTTTCACATGAGTTTAAAAACAGATTATAAGGATGCCATGTTTGATGGACAGCGCCGGTACCGTCTGATCGCTAATGAGGACGGCACCTACAGCCTGCCGGACTCAACAACCTATACGCAGACCGGGGATAAATTTGGAGCCAATGACATCAATGAAACCAACACAGAAATTAATAAGCTGGAAGCTGTAAAGACAGTAACGCTGGCAACTGCCAGTTGGAGCAGCGCTGCTCCATACACTCAAACGGTCAGTGTGACTGGCATAACTGCAGATGATAAACCAATAGTAAGCCTGTATCTGCCAGACGGCATAACGGCTGCAAATGTGAAGCTACAGAGCAAAGCTTATGCCTGCGTAGATCGGGTGGTCACTGGCGCAGGGAGCATGACTGCCTATTGTTATAATAAAAAACCAGCAGTAGACTTTCAGATTCAGGCAAAGGGGGTGTAAGAGTGGCAGAATGTATTGTTTTAAAAGGCGGAGGTGCTGATCTTGATGTGGTGACAGCCGGAGTCGGTGATGTGCTGGCAGGTAAAGTAATTGTCGGCGCTGATGGGGAACCACTTACGGGTACAATGGCAAATCGGGGAGCGGTAAGTCAGGCATTGAATGCTGGTGGAAGCTACACTGTTCCTGCAGGCTATCACAATGGTTCAGGAAGCGTAACGGCAAACAGTTTATCCAGTCAGACCAGTGCTACAGCTGCAGCGGGGCAAATATTAAGCGGATACACGGCATGGGTGAATGGTAGCAAGTTGACGGGTTCTATAGCTTCCTTAGCCGGACAGACGATTACTCCGAGCGCTTCACAGCAAACCATTTCAAGCTCCGGAAA